AGCATAACCAGTTGTGGCCTGTTTCCATTTATAAGTTGCATGTGGTGAGTCTGAGTATCCGACACCTTCGGCATCTGGGTCTCTGGATAAACATTCTTCAAGCCTGTTAATCAAATCCATTTCTTTTGGAAATACATTTCTATATACAAGAACTCCTGGTGCTAACATCTCTGGCTGATTCATACTACCCTCCCATATTCAATTTGCTTTTATTTTTTAGTCTAACAAAGCTGTCAAACTCATCTCCGTGAGAATTATCATTATAATCTGTCATTGTTACCACAGAGTACTTTATGCCATCAGAAACTGGCATGGCTGCATGTGAAAACAAATATGTTGAAGGAAATATATAAAGGTCTCCAGCTTTAGGTTTAATTTGTAAACCAAGTTTTGGAAAAACAATTTCTCCGCCAACATAGTCATCGTTTATATAGCCAACTAATGAGACTGTTGAGACGTAAGAAAACCCATGATCTGCATGCTCTTTAAAGTAATTACCTGGACCATATTTAACAAAGTTCATTTTTTCCCAGAAATTCATTTGTATGCTATACATATTGCAATAGTCTTGAAGAGCTGGGTTTTGTGCGTCATACGAGTCTTGCCATATTTTTTCAAATACAACTTGATGCTTGTCTTTTTCGGGAAAGCTTGTCTTTTCAATTTTAAAATCAAAGCAGTCTCTATAGTCTATAGATTTCTTACTTCCGCCAACCGTAGCTCGTTGCCACCTGTATCCTTTAGACAAAGAAAGCTCTTCCTCTAGTCTTTGGGAAAGATTTAAATCTTTTTTAATTACATCTCTGTAAACCCAAAGTCCAGGGAAAAGCTGTTCTTTTGAAGACCATGTCTCCGATAAATCATTTTGCATTTCTGCCATTAAGCCTATCATTTATTTATTATGACATTTAAGTATATAAATGTCAATTATTAAAAATAAACAGCTTTTGTATATTAGATCTTTAAATTATGTAGCAGAATTCCATCTGCAACGAACCAGTCTTGTGGCTCTGTATTTAATCTATATACTGTTGCTACTCCATCAACCAGTGTGATTGATTCGATTAGCTCGTCTGTAAGGGATCCGTCTTCATTTACATGAACAAGGTAATCTCCCTCAACTACGTCTGCTGAAACTTGAACCTGGTACATGCCATCTCTTTTAATAAATACATGCTGTACTAGAGATACCTTCTTTGACTCATTGCCATTAAAATACATTACCTGCGGTACAATTTTACCAATCTTTGAAGTTACTGTAGCTTCAACATTTCCTGAAGAGACTAGGTTGTCTGAATTCCATAGTGCTAGATCAAACTCTGACTCTTCTTGTGAGCCAACTAATGGGATTCCAGCTAAATCTACTGAGACAATTGTATCTCCAACTGCTAGATCTTTAATAGCCTTCATTCCTGTTGTTGTTTTAATAAGTGTGTTTTCTTCTATGCATCCGCCAAATCCTGGAGGGGAAAAGAACCCTGGAGGTGAAAAGAACCCTGGAGGGGAAAAGAACCCTGGAGGTGAAAAGAACCCTGGAGGTGCAAAGAACCCTGGAGGTGCGAAGAACCCTGGAGGTGAAAAGAACCCTGGAGGTGCGAAGAACCCTGGAGGTGAAAAGAACCCTGGAGGTGCGAAGAACCCTGGAGGGGAAAAGAACCCTGGAGGGGAAAAGAATGAAGGTGGTGAGAAGAAGGTTGTAACTGAAGCAGAGGCACCTGATGCAGCACCATTTCCGTTAGCATTGGCTGCATAAACAGTGTATGTCTGTGCAGTTCCTTGTTCTTGAGCAACTGATACGGATGTTGATGCTGTACTGCCAGACTTTCCGTCTGATGATGCCCAGTAATATGCCGTAATTGCTGATCCACCATTTGCTGGTGCTGACCATGACACTACGTCTGTTCCTGCTGTTGAAGATGATGCTGAAACAACACCAACTTGAGCTGGGACAGTAGTAGGTGTTGTAGCACCTGAAGTAGTGGTCGGACCGTTGCCAACTGCATTAGATGGAGTTATTGTAAATGTGTATGATGTTCCACCAGCGAGGCCTGTAAAAGCCTTTGTGGTAGAAGTTGATGTTTGTGTTGTTGTTGCTGGACTTGACACTATTGTATATAGTGTTGCTGCTGGTGAATCGGATGGAAGCGTCCAAGCTAAATTCGCTGAACCGCTATTGAACGCCCCTCCGTTAACACCAGTGGCAGTAAATCCAGTAACGGCCTTTGGCTCTAGGAAGTTATCCTGTGCTGAAGACTTAATACCGATTTTCTTATTTGCCATTTTTTATCTCCTATTATCTTTTATCTAATTAAGCTGACAGATCGCCAACAAGTACCCAAGTATTTGCTGCTCTCTTTATTAATGTTGCTGATGACCACTGTGCACGAAGCTTTAATCCTGGAGTTGCATTTACTGTAACTCCGCCTGCTGCTGCAATGTCTACTGCGCCTGCTCCCACTCTAAGAACATCTAGTGATGTACCGATTGGGAACGCAACTGCCGAATCTGTTGGGATTGTGACTGTCGTTGCACCTGCTGCATTCATTTCGATCATTGAGTCTTTTTCATTTACTGATGAAAGAGTGTAGCTTGCTGTCTTCTGTGAAATTGGTGTAGCTGAAGGAACTTTGCCTGCAAGCGCAGTTGTTATTGTTGCTGCATAGTTAGCGTCATCGCCAAGTGCTGCTGCAAGTTCATCAAGTGTGTTCATTGCTGCTGGTGCTGCTGCGATAACTGCATTTACCTGTGCTGTTGCATCTGCAATTGCTTCTGACTTAGCAGTTGCGATTGCTGTAGCCTGTGCTGTAGATACTGGCTTTGCTGAATCTGCTGTGTTGTTTACGTTTCCAAGACCTAGTGTAGCTGCTGTTACTGCTGCAACCTCTGACTTAAGTGCTAGAAGTGATGTGTCCGAAATTCCGTGAACGTTTGTTGTATCTGATTCATGTGATGAAAGAGCAGATCCTGCTGCAGTTGCTGCTGCTGCAATTGCTGCGGCTTGTGCTGCGTTGGCTTTTGCTGTCGCATCTGCTGATGCAGTTGCAACTGCTCCGTCAGCCTTGCCTGTAGCGTCTGATGCTGCTGCAGAAATTGCTGCTGCTTGAGCGGCGGATGCCTTTGTAGTAGCGTCTGTTGCTGCTGCAGAAATTGCTGATGCTTGAGCGGCGTTTGCCTTTGTAGTAGCGTCTGTTGCTGCTGCAGACTGGGCTGCGTTGGCTTTTTCTGTCGCATCTGCTGATGCAGTTGCTGCTGCTGCAGAAATTGCTGCTGCTTGAGCGGCGTTAGCCTTTGATGTTGCGTCTGTTGCTGCTGTTGAAACTGCTGCTGTTACTGCAGACTCTCTATCTGCTTGAAGGTCGTATCCTGAAATAACTGCTCCCGTTGGGATTGTTACTATTCCAGTAAATGTTGGTGAATTAATTGGTGATTTTGTTGCAAGGTTATTTGTTACTGTTGTTGCAAAATTTGCATCTGCTCCTAATGCATTTGAAAGCTCTAGAAGAGTGTCTAGTGCTCCTGGTGCACCGTTTACAGTATTTGCAATTTGTGTTGCTACATATCCTTGGCTTGCAACAGATGTTGCTGCGTTTGAAAAATCAAGTGATAGCGCTCCAGTTGATGAGTTGTATGAAATACCATCTCCAGAAGCACTAATTTTGCTTCTTACTGAAGAATCGCTTATTTGAGCTGATGGTACTGTGGTATTTGCATCTAGTGAAGCAACTCCGTTTGCAACCCCTCTGTCTTCAAATGGAATGTATGTTAAGTCCGCTGTGCTTACTAGGCCTGTATTGGCTGAATCTACATATGCCCTAGTTGCCCAAACTGCATCATTGATAGCTACTGTAATTGTGTTAGCGCCATCATTGTATGTCTTTGTAAGACCTGTTCCAACTGAAAGAGCTGAATTTATTGCATCTTGTGCAATTTCTGTAACGCCAGGTGTATCTGATGCACCATATGAAAGTGTGCTCCATGTTCCTGTACCGTTACCAAATTTAAACTTGTTTGTATCTGATTCGTAACCCATTTCTCCTGCTGCTAGTATTGGGTTAACTGAGGTCCAGTCTGCTGCGACGCCTCTTCTTACTTGAATTCTTACTGTTGACATTATGCCACCCCTTATTTTATATTATTTGTAAATTATACCACTGAGCCCATTACAATTAAGCATTAATTGTGCTGGAGTCAAAGGATAGATCGTATGAAGTTGTTGAAGGGGTTCCGCCGTCAGCGAATTTAGTCGCTGTTGTTACAACCCCGTTTGCCTGAACTGTATAGACTGGATTGCCATCGTAATCGATTGCTAATCCAATATCCATAAAGCTAATTGCTCCAGATGTATCTACTACATCTGTTGTATGTGCTAAAGAGACCCAAGTTCCATTAATCTGAACCTGTAGTCTCCCTGTTGTTTCATCAAATGCTATCGGGGCGGTGCCTAATACAATATTAGAATCAAACGTAGCTGTACCAGCCACATTCAATCCATTCTTTACTCTAAAATTCTTATTAACTGTTGCCATTTAAGTTCACTTATCCCCTAATTGTTTTATTGTGGGGGATTTTTAAGGAATCCCCCAAAACCTTTATTTAATTATTTAAGTAGTGTTCCAGATACTTTAACTGTTGAGTTATTTGTTGGTGTGACCTTTACAAGAACATCTGCACCAGATACTTCTGCTGTAATCGTTCCTCTTGATCCATTAGTTCCAACAATTGCATATTCTGTAATTGCTACGTTATCTGATGCATCTAGTGTTAATAGAATTTCAGATATTTCATTGTGTGTTGCGTTATCAATCTTAACAAGTAGCTTAGCTGAACGATAGTCAGCCTTTGCCCACTGGTAAGCTGTTCCAGCAACTGATGCTGTTCCAGATGATGAAGCTGCAATTTGCTTTGCTTGATCATTTACGTTTAGCGCTGTAAATGCTGTTGTTCCTGCTTGCTGAGCTGTGTTAGCAGCTGCTGCTGTTGCTTCTGCTGCTGCTTGAGCGGCGTTAGCTTTTGATGTTGCATCAGCTGATGCTGTAGCAACTGAGGCTGCGTCTCCTGATACTCTGAGGGCTGCTTCTGCGGCTACCTTAGATGTAGCGTCTGCTGAAGCTGTGGCTTCTGCCGCAGTTTTTGCAGTTGCAATTGCTGTTGTAACGTCAGATGAATTAGCCTTTGTTGCTAATGCTGATGTAAGAGTTGTTGTGTAATTAGCATCATCGTTAATTGCTGCTGCTAATTCATTTAATGTATTGAGAAGTGCTGGTGCACCGTCTACTAATGAATCTACTGCAGATGAAATTGCTGTATTACGGTTTGTAACCTCTGTTGAGATTGCAGTTGAAAGTGCTGCTGCTGCAGTAGCTTCTGCTCCTGCTTTTGCTGCATTGGCCTTGGTTGTAGCGTCTGCTGATGCTGCAGAAATTGCTGCTGCTTGAGCTGCATCTGCTTTAGTTGTAGCATCTGCTGCTGCAGTTGAAACTGAAGCTGCATCGCCTGATACTCTAAGTGCTGCTTCTGCAGCTACCTTGGTTGTAGCATCTGTTGAGGCTGCTGAAATTGCAGATGATGATGCGGCATTAGCCTTTGATGTTGCATCTGCTGATGCAGTTGCTTCTGCTGCAGTCTGTGCAGCTGCTGCTGCGCCTGCTGCATCAAATACGCCAGACTTTACGGAAAGCTTACCTGCACCATTAACTTCAAGCTGTGTGGCTTCTACTGATTTTACAAGAGTCGCTCCGCCAACAAGGTTGAGGATGTAGGCGTCTCCGCCTGTTTCTGTAAGTATGTTTTGGCCATTGATTGTACCTGTTGTACCTTCAACAATGAGGCCTGATTTAATTCTAAAATTTTTGACTACTGTTGCCATTTATATGACTCCTCTTATTGCTTTTTTTATTATGCCTTAATTGCGGTTCTATAATACTTAAAAGTAATAGATCCACCATTAGGGGTGACTCTTAGACTAATTATACCTGAATTTTCTTCAAAGGTATAAGTAAACAATGAATTACCTGTTGTTGAAATGATGTCTGATTCTGATACTAGAACATCCGTTCCATCATGTGTTGCTGTGATGTTTGAAGAGTAAACATCAATTCCTTTTTTAACCTGTATCTTGTAATGGACTGTTCTCCATGCAGTTTTTGAAAATGAATCTACGTTAGTAGGGTTTTCAATACCGTTTACTTCAAGATCGTTATTTCCATCCAGTCCAAGAAGAGTTGTTGTAACATCGGCGTTACTTGCAATTCCTGCAACTGCTGTTGATAGTGTATTTACCTTGTACGTCAAAGAACTTGAATCGGATGAGTTAGTTACACCAACTGCTGTTTCAAGTGCTTCAATTGCATCGTTGGCATCTGCGTGTTGCTGGGCATGGCCCACCAATTCGCTTGAAGATGAGGGATTGCTGAGATTGTCTTTACTTGTTGGAAAAACCGTTGCCATTTATAAATCCTCCTGGCGGTGTTGCGTGTTATCTTATTATACCGTATATCTTTTATTCAAATTGCAATATTTACCATTTTGATAGTGGGCATGTAGCTTTTGCAAGCTTTGTTTTTAATGGCATCACACATCCACATTGTTTGCACTGCTTGGTTAAATCTATAAGCTCTGGGCATGCCTTACATATATCATATCTTCTTGTTGCTTCCGCTTCTTCGACATATTCTGTGTTAGGGTTTAATATATCCCAGGGCCTTGTCTCACCCAACTTTTCTTTGTATTCCTGCCACTTACTGGTCATTCATAAACTCCTGGAATTACGAATTGGCCTCCTTGGTATAACCAGCCCTCTTCTGCCTTGTCTGCATGTCTTTGGGCATCTAGGCTTACATGAACAATAGTTGGATCTGAGAGCATAATTGAGTATATTTTTTCATTTGATTTTACTGTCTCGCCATCAAGATTAAATTCAAATATTCCTGGGCTTATCTCCCCAATATCAGATATCGTAGATGCATTTAAAAACTTCTCTGCTATCTCTGGGCTAACTCCTATAAATGAAGCAATCGTTCCATCTATAATTAAAGCTATCTGCATTGCGGTTCTGCCCGCTGCAATATGTGTCTGTTTTACTCCTTCGAGAAACCAGTCTTCTTCGTTTAAATTAATCATAGTTTATTATACCTTCCAACACAGATGGTGTCAATATGTTATGCATAACAAGCGTCTCTTGATCCGTCTGAGTTATATCGAGCATCGCAATCGCCTACGGTATAACAAGTTGAATAGTTTGAGCTTGCTTGGTTTGTTACGTCGTATGACTTACATGCATATTTTCCAGTAGCGGTTTTATTATAAACACCTGGACAACATGTCCCTGAGCCAGGGACTGTTCCACTGAGGGATCCTGTTCTTTGTGCACCTGTCTGCCCACAGCAATCGAAAGAATTATGGTAGCTCATTGTAGGTGAAGTGAAATAATTACATACACATGTTGCTGGTGGGGTGTATACACATGCTCTTTCTTGGTAGAATGGGCCAAACTCAGTTCTAGTCTCTGTTGTGCAGTTTGCAAGAACCCAAGTTCTTGTTCTATTTGCAGCTGTTCCGCCTTCTATGCTATCTGATGAGCATGTGCCAGACCAGGTTATATTGTTATATGTATAATCAGATCCAGCCTGCCATCCTGCTGTACATGTTGGTGTGCATGCTCTTGAAGTTGCATAGCTTCCATATTCAATTAAATTATCTTCTGTGCAGTCTGCATATCTATAGAGTCTGTATCTCCAACTGTAGGTTCCAGCCTCAGTGCTATTTACACAGCTTCCGCTCCATGTAACTCCGCCATATGTCCAATCAGCATCTACCCATCCTGCTGTACAGCCTATTGTTATTGTTCCTGTTGCAGTTGCGGCAGATTTATTTGAAGGAGTTAAAGTTGTTTGGGCTCCGTATCCTTGATGAGTAGCAGTTCTTGGATATACAGTAAATGCAGTTGGATCTCCATCTGCCCACGCCCAAGTATAATTTAGTTGAGAAGAAGGAACATTTACTGATGTATTGCCTTTGTATACATCATAGGATACTGCACCTGGTGCTGCTGGCCACGTAAGGTATACCATCTTATTTGTATTTATTGGTGTAACTGAAACTGTAGTTGATCCAGCAGATCCAGACCCGCTAAATGTTAGGTCAGACTGTGTAACTGAACCATTATTTGTAGTTACGCTATATGTGGTTGCATTTGAAGATGCAGTAAAGCTTCCGCTATAAGAAAGACCTGACTTGCTAATTGATACAGAGGTTGCTAATGGGGTAGCAGTAATGTCTGTCGCCGTAACGGAAGTTACTGTTGGGGAAGTTACGGCTCCATTAGTTTGACTCGCTGTTGTACTGCCTCTTAAATTTGTTGCAACTACTGTTACTCCTATAGTAGAATCAACGTCTGCAGCAACTGTTGTGTATGTGGATGATGTAGCTCCTGAAATATTATTAGAGCCACGCTTCCATTGATATGTATATGAAACTGGGGCATTTGCTGGATCCATATTCCAGTTTCCCTGCACAGCCCAAACTGTTCCTACAGTTGGAAATGTTGTACCTGAATATGTTAATGTAAGTCCTGTAGTTGATGGTAGATTCGGATATGCAATTTGCCAGCCATTATTATAGACGTAAGCTTTTTTTGCGGCGGCAAATCCTGAGCCAGTGTTTATTTTTAAGGCTTTTGCTTCTTTCCAGGATGAACCATCATTTATTTTCATTTATATCCTAGTACTGTATATAAATATCTCCAGCAACCATTCCAGTAGTAGGTAATGTGCCAGTGTTATTATAGAATGTTTTTGCACCCGCAGCTATTGTTGCGGTACCACCAAGAGCTACTGTAGTTCCATTTACAGTAATAGATGAATTTACTAGCTTGCTGTTGGTTATTGAGCCAGCAAGCATTTCATTTGTTACTGTAGCTGTGTCTGTTCTTACTACCGCTGTTCCAGCAATTTTTGTTTGATCAATTGCTGCTGCTGCGTTTATATCAAAATTTGTAATCGTTCCATTTGCAATCATGTCTGTTGTAATTCCACCAACAATGCCAGAAAGCGCTGCATTGGTAAAGTCTACTGTTCCAGTAAATGATGGGTTGTTAATTGGAGCATAGGCTGCTAAATTAAGAGTTGCCCATGATGATGACGTTCCATTAGTTGTTAAATATTTTCCTTCATTATTTAATTGTGTTGGTAGTGCTGAGATGCCAGTTACTGTTGCACCAGAAAAATCTACTGTACCAGTAAATGTTGGTGATGCTTTTGGCGCATATGTTGTTGATGCGGTTGATGTAGCCAATTTAGTGTCTAATGCTGTTTGGGTTGCAGTAGATATAGGCTTTAATAGATCTGTTGTATTGTCAACATTTCCTAAGCCAACCATTGTCTTTGTTATGCCACCCACTGTACCAGTGAATGTAGGGGAAGCAATTGGAGCATATGTGGATGCTGCATCTGTTGAAGAAAGCTTAGTCCCTACTAATGTTGTTAATGCTGTTCCTGCTGTTTGGTCTGAGGCAATATAGTCTGAAATTTCCTTAAGTGTATCAAATGAAGCTGGTGCTGCATTTACAACATTTGCTATTGCTGATGTTATATCTGATGTTCTTGCAATTGTAGAAGGAATTACAGAGTCTAGAATTTTACCGCTTGATGCCCCAAGTTTTGCATATCCTCCTGCTAAATCTGCATCTGCTTCCATTACATATCCGTCTAGGGTGTTTCCCAAGCTTGAAGATGTTAAATAGTTAGAAGCGCCATACGCCATCAAGTCATCGGTTGCTTGATTTATGTTAACATAGACATCTGTAAATCTTTGATTTGTTGCTGAAAGTGCTCTTGCGTCTGTAAAATAAAGATTACTTGTTCCTTCTGCTACTGCGTCGGTTGTTCCTGAAAAAGTTGAAGTTCCTGAGCCTGCTGCGCCTACATCACCTTTTGGAATTGTAAAATTTAATATTGCTGCTGAGGAGGTTCCAGAGTTTGTTACAGATACAGAAGTTCCAGGATTTCCAGTTGTTACTGAGCCAACTACTATGGTTGCTGATGATCCGTTAGTTCCGTTAGTGCCATTTGTACCTGCTGGTCCTGTCAGTCCAGTTAATCCTGTGTCGCCTTTTGGTCCTTGATCTCCTGTGTCGCCTTTTGGTCCTTGAGCTCCTGTTGCGCCTGCTGCGCCATCTAGTCCAGGTAAACCTTGTGGTCCTGCTGGTCCAACTGTTCCAGATCCAGATGTAATTCCAGACACTGCTGTTGAAATTGCTGTGTTTCTATTTGTTACCTCTGTTGCAATTTTTGCATCTGTGTAAGAATTTACTGCTGTCGTATTTGATTGAATTATTGTAGTTAGATCAGATTTAGCAGCAATAACTTTTGCAGAAGCATCATCTGCTGCTGCTGTAATCGCTTGAGATTTTGCTGTTGCAATTGCAGTTGTAGTAGTGGCTGCCTGAGCTGTAATTGCGCTATTTCTATTTATTATTTCTGTTGCAAGAGCTGCTGATATTGCAGAAGCAGCGGCGTCAATTGCTCTTTGATTTGTAAAATATTTATTGGTTGATCCTTCTGCAATTGAATTTGTTGTCAATGCAGCAATTGCTCCATTTAAATCTACGGATGCAGAAATAGAGTCTGGAAGCTGAGATGTTGGAATTTTACCAATAGAGTTAAGTGTTGCTACTCCGTTTGCTTCTCCTAATTTCAATGCATATGAGGCTGTTGCATTCCATCTAGAGCCGTTACCAACTTTAAATTTTAGTGTGTCTGTTTCGAAGCCTAATTCTCCAGAAAGCAATATAGGGTTATTTGTTACCCAATTTGCTGCTGTATCTCTTCTTAGTTGTATTCTTAATGCCATTTTATGAACCCCCTGCATCAACAATTATACCATCTATGTCTGCAGAGTTACCTCCTTCTAGAATTTGATCTTCTACTTGCTGTGCTTGTCCTTCAACGTTTCCGCCATCAAGTAATGTTTGGTCTGTTATTGATCCGCCATCATTAAGAGATGAAGCATTTTGCCCGTCATAGCCAACTATAATTGGTAATGATACTGCGGGGGTGTCTATAACGTTTGTATCTTTAAATGTTATCTTGTTCTGTACGTCAATTGTATGAACATCTCCATCAAACGTGTGTGTGTGCATGTAAAATGGAGTTGGGTCTGTACTTGGTGGGGTCAATTCAACCCAAACTAATCCGTTATATATTCTTAAGTTTTTAGTTACTATGTTAAAATAAATGTCTCCAGCTGTGCCTATATCTGGATTCTCCATGGAGGTAAGAAGATTAAGGGCAACCTTCATCTGTCTTGACATACTATTAACCTACAACTACTACTTTATATTCTCCAGCTGCTGGTGCAATTGCAAAATCTACTGTAACAACGTTTAAGCTTGTTCTTTTTACATCTGCCTCAATCTGTGCAAATGGGGAAGCTGCTTCAAAAATTTGAACAGTTACATCAGTTGTGCCAAGATTGTGAGTAATTGCGTATGATGTAGCAGATGCGCCTAGCGTCTCTGCATATTTTCTAGCAATTGCGTGATATGCTGTTCCGTTATTTGTTAATGTCCATGTATCAGATGTTTCATTCCACAGAATCTCTACATCTGTCTCTGAGCCACGCTCTACAGTTAATCCAGCATCTGTTGTTGGAGTTCCAGTAAAATTGCTATTGAGTTTTACCTTATTATCTTCAATGTTAATCTGTGTAGTGTTTACAGAGTTAACAGTTCCAATAACATTTAAGTTTCCACCAACCTGTAAGTTGCCAGTAATTTCTACGTTATCTGGAAGACCAATAGTTACTGCTGCGTTGTGTCCGCTATTTGGTGAAACTGTAACTTCATTTGTTGTTCCAATAATAGTTGCTACATAGTCACCTGTTGTTTGTGAATCTAGTGGTATAACTAAATTTGCTTCGCTTGCTCCAGTTAATCTACCTTGCTGATCTACTGTAAATGTTGGTACCTTTGTAATTGAGCCATAAGTTCCAGCTGTTACTGCGGTATCATTTAATTTTATTGTATTTGTTCCTGCTGTGTCGCTATATGTTGCTGTTAATCCTGTTCCGCCAACAACTGTCGATCCGATTAAATCTTGAATTACTTCTTGTGAACCAGAGGTTGGTGTCCACTCTGTTCCATTGTAGAAATATAGTACATGTGTGCCTGTATCAAAGTAAATCTGACCTGCAACTGGTGATGAAGGGGCTGACCCTAAATTCTGAATTCTAGCATTGAGTAACTCATTCTTGTTAAGATCAATGCTAACTAAAAACTTTTTTGCCATTTTCTTTCTCCCTTATGACAGATATGCTGTCCCTGAGAACGGTTGCGCCATTGTCAGTGTTATTTGATTAATACTATTATAGTCTATTCCAGTTTCTAGGATGTCCCCAGCGCTAGATTTGACGGTTACGTTTGGGTGGAACCCAAGGTTGTGATTTATCTGAACTGAATAGACTCCAGAGACTGGCCCAGTTATTTGTGCCATTTCCCATGGATATGTCAATGAAATTTGTTTATCCAAGATAAAGCTATTGTTTATATTCCAAGTATTTGTTGAAGCCTTTGGGCCCCAAAACCTTGTTGTGTTTGTATCAAAATAAAAGTCTCCTGGGACTCCAAGGGTGGCATCTGGGTTTCCGCCTCCACTTATTATTGTTCTTCCAGGCGCTCCAGTAGACCTAACTACTACAAGTGGGTTATTTTCTGTAACTATTAATTTTGTTGCCATTACACTGTTACCGATCTATTCAATGTCATATATCCTTCTAGGAGCCTAGTCTTGTTTACGCTTGGATCAACTAATACTAGGTCGTATGCGGATTTTGGGAAAAACATTTTGTTTGTTCTATCTGGAGATATAGAAATTTGTATTTTTCCTTCTACTGGACTTATTGTTAAACCATCTTGTTCTGTTAAAGTAAACGCTAGCTTTTTACCGCCTTGAGTATCTCTAACTTGAAGTTTTGCTGTGTGATTATGAAGTTGAATAGGTGTCTGATCTTCGTCTAGGTACTGGACCTCAAACGTAAACGTTGTATTTTGATCAACTTCAAAATTCTTTTGCGCTGCCACATTTACCCCTAAATTAGAAAAGCCCTTATGCCAATTTTAGCATAAAGGCGTTCCTAATCAACTATAACTTAGGCTTTGTTGGTAAATCCAAAATTTTTATCATTTGGATTTAATGCCTTTAAAATTACGGGTGCTACTGCTGCCACTCCGCCAAGCAATAAATCTCTAGGATTTGTATTGCCTGTCATGTATAAAGCTAGCGCTGCTGAAAGAAATGCTCTTCCGTAGCTAGCCAATGCTGCTAGGATTTGTTCTTGCATAGTTACTTTCCCATCTTTATTTAAATCTGCTTTTGCAAATTTAGCCATTTTATTATCTCCTTGTGGGCAATTTGCCCTTGGAATTTTCGGCTGTGGCCGAATACTACAATTCTACCACTATGCTGAAATATCTACAAGTTCGCAGTTGCCGTCAGAGCTACAGGCAAGGGTGGCAGAGGGTGATGTTCCATCTTCTGTTTCATAGAAAGACAAATCTTCCCAACGAATATTTTTTGGCATTTTTTCAACAAGAGCATCATACTCTTCTTTAGAAACTTCCTGGTATGGCGCTTGCTTGTATGTATGCTCTGAATGGGGGAGGAAAGAAATTCCAGAAACTTCATCAAAATTCTTATAAACCCAGGCCCCTACCTCCATCCACTCATCTTCTTTTACGGAAACAGTAATTGATGGCTTATGTTCACACCAAGCACGTTGGTACACTAACCAAATGTTTAAATGGTCAATTGCTGTAAGATCATTTCTTACAATTGCTCCTTCTGGTGCTTTTACTGGAAATGAAAATACGTATGTATCGTTTGGCTTCATTACGTCGTCTTCTACTGGGATTCCGACTTCCTTTAAGAAAGTTGAAATTGGATCTCCCTTTGATCCACGAACCGTACGAATGTAATATGGAGAATGCCATGGATGCATTCCAGAAGAAACTCCAACTAATTGAGAAACTGTTCCAGAAGGCTTTACGCATGTAATAGCTGCCGATTCTGGAATACCTATTTTGGAAGACTCTTCTTTATTTACTTCTCTTGCTTTTTCACGCAAAGTCATAAGAAATGCCTCAAGTGAAATTAGGTCTTCTTTGCCAGACATAAACTTATGTCCAAATTGCCCAGTCAAAGAAACTCCAAGCAGTCGCTCTTCTTCTGTATTGTCTTTCCAGATCTTGCGAAGATACTTAAAGTCTGTTAGTGTTGATTGCCAAGTCCCAAGAATTGTTGCAAGCTCAACTTTGCGTTGAATATCTTTCTTTGTATCGTTTTCACGTAATACGACTTCTGAAAGGTTACAAAACTGGTAAGGACGTAAGATAATTTCTGAGCATGGGTTAGTTCCGTAGTGTATATCTGGATCTCTTCTTCCAAACTTTGCTGCTTGGGCCTGAGCTGCGGCCACATTATATATACCTCGTTCTCCCGACTTAGAGTCATATAAAGATTTCCATTCTGCTATAAATTGTTCCATCTCTGGCTTGCGAGAATATGCAACAGAGTTATTTGATAGTGCACGTTGTGGGCTTTGCTCCCACCAATTTCCAGATTTTGCTTGAGCCATTTCAATATCGTTAATGTTTGAAAGAGAAATCATTGCTGATCTGCGAACTCCACCTACTACAACAACTTCACCAATCTTGCACATAATGTCATGACACTCGATTGGCTTAAGGCTTCTTCCTGTGGCATTTTTAAACTTTGCAATTGTAAAATCAAATAGATTTACAAGTGGTTGTGGTCCTGAAGACCTTCCACCCATTGTCTTAAGTCTTGCGCCTGCAGGTCTAACTTTTGAAACATCAATTGCTGGAATATGTCCAGTCCAAAGCAATGCAAGCAGTTCACGATATGCTTTTGCCCAGCCCTGTTTAGAATCTTCTACAACAATTACAGTATCTGACTTTTCTAGTTTTTCTGGTACTGGCGGTAGCTTATTAATATACTTATATTCTACCGAAAACCCTACGCCTGTTCCACACATCAGAACATACATTGTTTCATCAAATGATCGTGGTGAGTCAACTGGCAGAAAAGCACAATTGTACCCAGCAACATTATCTCTTTCAAGTGCAGCTCCAGAAGTCATTACAGATCTCATGGACGGCATAACATTTCGTTGAAATACAAACTCTTTTAATTCCGCAACTAGCTTTTCATTTGGAATATAATTATGGTTTGTCTTTAAATGGTTAGTCATAAATGAAAAATATCTGTCTACTGTCTCTCCCCATGTTTCTCTACGACCTTCTGCTTCTACCCATTTTGCATATCTAGATAAAGCAATAAAGTTTTCATAAGGATTTTCAATAGTTTGTGACATTTACTATACGACCTTTTCTCCGCCTTGCGGTGCTAATTTTGAATGAAGTCCTAGTGTATCAAACTTTTATTTAATGGTCTAGGGGCAAAAAATACTTTTATAAGTATCAATATGTGAGATATAGTTTCAGTTAACTAACTTGACAGTTACTTATATTCAATGCTATTCTTAGAGTTCGTTATCTCTATAGGAGGAAATGCCAATGGAGAATATAAAACAACAGTTTAGCGATTTGGTTCGTGACTGGACAATAATAGCAGTGACAACACTGTTTTTGTTTTCTGGAAGCCCAGCAAATGCTTTGACTGTAAAACCTTTAGTGAAAACTGAAGCCCAATTAAAGCAAGAAGTCTTAGATAGTTTTAGTAAAGAGATTTACAAGCCATCTGAGATGCTTACAGACGAAGAGTTAGTAACATTACTTAAGGCTGTAGGATTCGAAGGACTAGGCCTTAAGAAAGCATGGTCAATAGCAAAGCGTGAATCTAATGGAAGACCGCTTGCATATAACGGGAATAAGAATACAGGAGATAGTTCTTACGGACTGTTTCAGATAAACATGATTGGAAATCTTGGTCCTACAAGACTTGAGAAATTTGATCTACAGAGTAACAAGGAGTTATTCGACCCAGTAACAAACGCAGAGATAACGTACTACATGACCAATGGCGGAAATGATTGGTCGGCTTGGAAGGGTATGACCCCAAGAGCTAAGGAATTTTATTTAAAATTTCCGACAAAGTAAAGGAGATGGGATGAGGGTACAGTATGTATCAACCTACATCTCCATGTCAGAAGAAGGATTGGTTGAAAAGCTTTTATGCCCAGTAGACCAATCCCTTCTTTTTTCAAATCAAAACCTTTTAGATGAGGTATACTTATATTGCCTAGAGTGTGACTATAAAAAAGCACTTGGTTCAGCTAGCTATCAAAAAATAGTCGATGAGGTAAATAAACATAAAAATGTGTGAAGATAATTGTATTTGTAATTTAGAAAACGAATCGGCCCCAATGCGGGTAACCGATGCAATGGGTAGAGAGGCTTTTTGGTTAGATGCAGGAAGACCTGAATGAAATAAATACCTCTGATTTAGAGGACAACCTTCCTATGGTAAATTATATAATGCTACATAGGATATACGATTTGCTAACTCTGATGTCCAATAAAATTGTTGGTGGAGAAGACACGCAAAAAATGGTAGAATATCATAATAAGGGCTATCTACTAGGACCAGCCCCATCATTTAGACCAAACGAGGAAGAATAAAATGGAAAAAGAAAAAGTAGTACTTTTAATGCTTGAAAAATTAAATAACGATACAAGATTTGCTGGTGTGTCCAGTGGTGCAGATATTGCAGATGTTGAACAGCAGATTATTAAAAATCAGCCATTTTTGCAATGGCAGATGAATAACATGTATGACACACTTGTTGAAAAAGGCGTAATTATTCCTTGACATTGAATCTTTATTAACTTATAATAAAGTGTTGGTCGAGACTCGTCTCCCAATTGTAAAGCCCCCTTTTGGATCCGCCTCCGAAGGGGGTTTTTTACATCTCTGGTGGTATAATAATATTAATATGGCAAGGGATCATTTTTCACAAGCATCTAAGAATCCTAGGTATCAGAGTAGGTTTTATACTAATCAGGAATCTAAAGAATCCCTGTCAGAAATAAAGATTGAATTATTTTTCTCAAAAATATTTTCTAAATTAAAAAGAATAGTTGGTAAAAAATAATGTTTACAGATAATCCAAAGGTGGAGCAAGTTGCAGAGCAGGTCTGGATTTACAGAGGCTTTATAACACCAGAAGAAAATGAAAATATCATGCGTTTAATGAGAGAGCATGAGGCTGCCTACAAAGATTCAAAAGATGCATTTGTATTTAGAGATCAGTATATAGACTGGTACAAGGACAAGACTGGCCCATCAATGCCTGAGCTAAAACCAATCTGGGACAGGCTTTCAATGATGCTTTATCCAGAACACTATATTCATCCACAGCTATTTGTAAATGTAATGCGTCCTGGCGATGAAGGAATGTTTGTGCATGCCGATAGTCCAGGAATGAACATGGAGCATGACCTAACTCAACTAGACAGATGGTCAACTTGCTGCAGATTAAGCCATGGAGTAGTTGCCTATATGGGAGACTACGAAGGCGGAGAAATATTTTATCCAAATATTGAAGCAGATGGAAGAATTAAAGATAGACCAGGAGATCCTGATGATTGCTTGCAGGTAGACGTAAGACCTGGAGATGTAGCAATACATGGAGCAACTCATCCATGGGAACATGGAGTAAGGAAAATAACAAGTGGGATTAGATTTGCATACTCTAACTTCTGCATGGAAAAGGAACACGCTCCAGGAACATATGAGCTATTTGATCCAGATAAACATCCATTTATGACAGATCCAAAAGAAATCATAAACTGGAACAACACTGTTTATCCTGAAACAACTTTCTGCAAAAAGAAATGTGTATGCGGGGACTCTGCTGACTTTCCTTATTGCGACAATACTCATAAGATAGTAAACAAACTTAAATATAAGAAATAATTGAGCATATAGTGCGAAAGTGCGAAAAGTGCGGCGGTAGAAGACATTTTCAAATGTTATTAAAAGCCCTCAAAGGGCCATATAGCAATTTTAGAACATATGGTCTACCCCGAAGTATGCAAATCAATAAAAGAGGGTCTTAGAATGGCTTACAAGTCCTTTTATTATTTACAGATACCTAAAACAGGATCTAAATACTTCATAAGCAACATGTACTCACCATTAAAAGATGAGTTTAATAAACATGGCATTGAATTTCTTAATATGTGGGACCAATATAGCAATCCTTTAATAACGGGGTGGCATCCAGAAATAGATAAAGATACATATGTAGCATCAACATTTAGAGATCCAGTAAAACAAATAGTCAGCAAGTATTGTGATCAATTTAAATCATCCAACAAATCAGAAACAAAATATTATAGTAATGATCTTCCAGATAAAGAAGCATTTATGCAGAATGTAAATACATATGCTAACAATATGTCTAGGTATCTAGTTAGTCATTCAGATGTATATGGTAAGGATATATTGCAGTCAACTGAAATTAATATTAATAGTGCAGTGCGGCGAAGTAAGAGAGTCAATAAATTCATATTAGAATCAACTAACCCAAATGACACAATGCGAAGTATATTACAGGATATGGATCTTCCTGTTCCAAGTTACCTTGAAAAGGATAAGGTGAACCATAAGATCAATGTGAACAATAGCTCTAGACTTTTATATGAGTCTTTGACCGCTGAAGAAGTTGAAGCAATTAGATCTATATCTGATATTGATGAGTATGTATATAACTATGCAAAGGGATTAGATTCTTGATCTATATCTTCATCTAGGTCGAAATCAAAGATTTCTACGTTTCCCGCCCAATTTAAGAATCTAGATAGCAAAGCTCCAGAAAGAATTGCTGTCGCAATTATTGCTATTGATGCCCATACTTTTTTCATATATCTCCTTGTAGGGATACTGGGATTTGAACCCAGAATCTATTGTATATAAGACAAGTGCTTTAACCAGATTAAGCTATATCCCCTAGGGACTAGCGTATTCGGTTTGCTACTAATTTTTCGATGCAAGATGTGCAAAAGTTCTCAAGTATGCCTTTAGAGTTAATACGCTCTACATACTTTGGGTTTTCACAGAAGTCACATTTCATGATATTAGTATACCATAATTCTAGTCAACTGCTTTATCTTTAACCACACATATCATTGCGCCATCTTTGTTATGACTCATTTTAGCTTGATCCAAAGAATCATATACTCTGCACTGCCAGCCGAACTTTGCAAATCCCTCTTTTTCTTCTTGTTTTAAAAATTCATTAAATTCTTCTTCTGACATTGATGCTTTTTTGTCTTCATACTCTTTCTTAAATAATCCTGTTAAAAATTGACGAACATAAAATTTATTACCGACAACTGGCATTACTGCATGATATAAATCTGTTCTAAATAGAAGTCCATCTCCTGCTTCCATCTTATATCTAATTGGTGGATCAATCATATGACATTCCTGCTCTACTCCTGCCGCATCTATATATGTCGATAAATCTGCATCTTCAGTATTTATAAGAAGTATATCTCCACCTTCGTAGTCATCGTTTGTATAGATGTTGAAATTGAAGATGTGAGGAGTTCCTCCAAACCAAGGTCTGCGATCTTGATGATATTCCATTGATAATGGTAATTTTGGATCCGTATTTTCTGATTCTAAAATAACTACATCTGCAGAGCAGTATGAAGCATGCTCTCTAGCTTCTTGCATTGATGTTGGAATATTTGGATCTTCATTTATTAGTTTAAAATAATCTTCGTTTAAATAGTTCTCTTTATATATCTTAATAGCATCCCAGAAAATATCTAAAAATTCTCTAAGGTAGGCTCCGCCTTCATTTTTACATACTTCATATGACGTATCTTCATATGGATATGCTTTTGAATATTGACCCCATGGTCTCCAATCTTGCCAATCTCCAAACCATTGATCATTATTAGTTTTAGATCTAATAATAAAATCTTGCGTTGCCTTTGGATCCTTTAAAGTATTTTTAAAAAGGATTACATCTTTTGCTAACAGTTCGTGTTTCATTTGTCTCCTAATATGTCTCTTGCCCAAAAAGGCCATTCTTCTGCCCAGCGTTTTCCAGTTTCTGAAGACAGCCAGTCCTTGGATCCTTTAATAATATCATTTCTCCATTTTAGGTATTCTTCTTGATCCCAATTCGTTCCTGGCTTAGTTTTATCATACACTACAAATGTAACTGTTCTTTTATTGTCTCCTGCTGCAGATTCTGCGCCGTGTAATACAGCAGAAGATTGAACTACAAGGTCACCTTTGTGTGGCTGCATCCATGTATTTGTTTCTGGATAGTAGAGTCTTCCGCCATCCATTTCTGCTAAGTATATGACTCCACCGTAAGTTTTTTTGTTTGGGTGAGGATCGTATGCCTGGTCATCGCTATGTATTCCAAATGGTTTGCCTGGGACTGAGTACCAGTGTAAAAAAGTATTTACATCATATTCATCTTCATTAAAAATTTCTTTAACTTTATCTACAACTTGCTGGAGCATGGGGACTCCTAGTAACAGGATTCCTTTATTTTGAGGATTTTCGTTTATATCGCCTTCTTCTTGTGCAATTCTAGATTGCTCAAAAGCCAAATCGCACAGTTCGTTGGATAAAAATCCCCTGTATACATACGCTGACTCATTTGTTTTTTCCCAACCAGTAAAATCAAACATTATATTCCTCCATACTCAATTATAGCACTGTTGCTTTACCGCAGATTGTAGTCAATAAGCATATTGTATATCTTTTTAGTATACTCCTCTTTTAGACCATCAACCGTATGTATATCATTTGAATTAGCATGCTCTATAGTCAATTGATCCACGCCAATACATTCAAGTATCTGTTTTTGAGTAATTATCTCCAGGCCGTGAGCGGAAGCATAGTGAAAAAGTGCGGCGCAGAACAAGTCATTCTGAGTCATACGGTCAGCATAGCTATACTCTTCAACATCTTCCCAATATAGGATCATATTTTCTAGGAACTGAGGGTGTGGCTCCAAAATAATTTTTTTGGAATTAGGGAAATTCTCCATTATGGTTTCTATATATCTTTTAGCGCATTCGTCAGCATTGTTGTATTTGGGCAATAAATACTTTACGTCTATGTAGCCAAACCAAAACATGATGACTGAGTCGTCTTTGATTTCCCGCCAATTTATTTTTTTTCTATTAAATCTTGGAGATTCTGGCGAAGATGACCTTAAATTTTGCTGAGTGAATTTTTTAGGATCAAAATTCCAAGCAGACATTCCGCCTTTACCCCATACAATGAAATCTCCATCAATATGGTTCTCATATATTCTAGTTGACTGACAATCACCTATTAGGTATAATTTTCTCATACTTCATTGTATCATTCTAGATATCACTTGATCTTAGGTCTTAGGTCTTATATATTTAATATTTATTATTTATTGATTTACTGACCCCCCGACCCCCCTATTGGAAGTATACTAAATGTAAATTCTATGTCAAGCTTTTTCAGTTAACCGCCTTTTCAGATTTCATAAAATGTTAATATATTTTTATCTTGTACGATACACACCTAAAAAGAAATCGGACATTTAGGATAGACCGCACATAATGAGCGTGAGTGTGTCCTATATCACATGGGTTTTCTAAGATTTATTTGCGACACGCCCGAGAAACACCTCTAAATGTCAGTCCCCCCTGCTAGAATAAATATATAAAGAAAAACAAGCGGTAAAGAAATCCGCTAAAGAAAGGAGCAATCAAATGCTCACTCAAAACACACTAGACACAATCGTCTATGAATACCAACACGGGGGCGTGAAGTCTAACCACCCCGAATTGACTACCTATGAACGCAAGGCGTTGCTAAAGCACCTCTTTAGCCTACCGACCTATTGCGCTTGTTGTGTGAGGTAAATCACACGGACACTAGGGTCTAAGTCCCCCTAAATGTCAGCCCTATCGGCTACAATAACGACATACAACTAAATAAGAATTAGAGCGTGAGCCTAGCAAATAATCCGAAAGGTGAGCCTAGCAAATAACCGCTCAACACATAACCAACTAACTACTAACGAAAGAAGAACAGACAATGACTATCACTTACTCACTATGGGACGGCGCTCAACTACTAGGCGCAGGCTTTACCGCTAATAGCGCAGACGAAATGAATAAGGTTGTAGCAGACCTACAAAAGGTTTCTAAAAATGTTGTAGCACACATGCGAAAGGTAGAACAGAACTAATGTCATACGCATACTCTTACAATACTAACTCAATAAATAAATACGAGTCAATCCAATCAGATGTATCAGACGCATACGCTTACCTTGATGAGGTAGATGAGGAGCAACCTCCCGTTGATGACTTTGATGATTTTGATGATGATGAATTAGCAAAAGTATTCGCACTAAGTTGGGATAACTAATAATGACAATAAGCGGAATACTATTAGAACTAAACGAATACGGATTAGAGTTAGATAGTTTCTTAGGGGCTATCTACCTACCTTGGCACACTATTATTCTTACCGCCTTAGCGGTAGTAGCCTACAAGGCTTATAAGAAATGGGGTAATCGTAAATGACTACTAATCGCATACTAACTACGCTAGTCCAATTAGGTATCGGTATCCCCGCCCTAATTATGCTACGCCTAGTAATTCGTGATCTAATTCACAATAAATTACGCTAACGCTACGGCGTGTCGGCTTGACAAAGTCAAGCTGGCCCGCAAAGGCACGGGGTCGGGCGTGTCGTTACGGATACGCTACCAAACCCCTTGAATTTTGTGAGATTTATCACATAAAAAGATTTACCGAAATACGGCGTGTCGATTGGTAAATGTCGGTGCGTTCGTGTATAATTCCTACTATAACAACAACGAAAGGTCGTTAAAATGACACTTGAAGAATACAAGGCGCACGTAGAGGCGCAACGCAAGGCTAGCCTTTTAAAGGCTATCGCAACAATGTCAGAGGCTAATGATAAGATGTCCTCTCTATTCAATACTAAGGAGGCAGAATAAATGGGTTATGTAGAAATCTTTCGCATAGATGATGAGGGTGCTGGCTGGGTAGATTTATCCGAGGCAACACCTAACGAATTACTAGATTTAGAAATCGGTTTATTTCAAGAAGGGGCTATCTAATGAAATCAGAATTGGAAAGAGATTTAGAAATCAAGGAAAGTTTTATTGATTTGCTAAATGATGTTTATCCTACTGTAAAGATTGGTTATTCAACTTTTACTCCCGCCGAGATTTTGGAATGTTGCGACCCAATCGCATTTTCTATCGGACTAATTGAACACGAAGATTATTTAGCAGAAATGGAAAACGAATGAGCGACTTATTCGGATTTGAAAAATCAATTCAATTAGATCATCTTAGCGATGAGCAAATAAATCAGCTAGAGGAAATCTTAAAAGATTTTCAATAACTAGCGGCGTGTCGCCTTGACAAAAGGTGATCCGCCCGCAAAAGCACGGGGTCGGGCGTGTCGTTATGAAAGAGTTATAAAACCCCTGGAATTTTGTGAGATTTATCACATGGCTTGAGCGTCTCAATATTTGGAATTACTGGCTAGTAATGTGAAAATGTCAGTAGGCTCGTGTATAATTCCATACATAACAACAAACGAAAGAAGGTCTGCCAATGGCTACCAAACTCTATACAATCGAAAGCCTACTTGTAGGGAAAAACTATCGCTCAAACTCTCGCCACTTTTCAGGCGAAATTGTTTCTGCAAAACCTCGCCCAGCAATTTGGTATGGCGATAAAACCGAAGCCTTTTTAATTGAGGTTCGCACAGGTGGTCTGCGAAATAAATTCGCAACAATCGCAGTAAAGGTCGGTGAATAATTTGGCTACTGTAATAGATAAAAATGAATTTTATTTTATTTGGGATTTATTATTTGTGTGTTGTGATGAACACCAATTCAAATACCAATGCCGAAATTGTGAGGAAATAATGGGTTGTCAATTTTGCGAATTTGACCCTTATGCGAAATGCGAGTGTGATGAATAATGATAAACTCAGTAATGCGTATAGATTGTTCAGAGTGTAATTCTACTGGACTAATCTTTTTTGGCGATAACAATAATTTTGATGTCGAAACTTGCGATTGCGATTTCGGCAAAGAGCAAGACTCATTTTTTAACTAACGAAAGGGAAACTAATGTATAAAGTAACTTGCCAGTATGATTTTGAGGAGAGCCCTCATTGGTCTGCTAACTACGAAGATGAATTCGAAGCGTGGAAATCTTTTTTCTCATTCACCGATTGGGGAATGGCTAACGAATACTCAACTGTAAATATTTACACACCAGCATTGAAATGCTACACAAAAGTTTTCTATCGTAGCGGAATGGTGGTAGCAAAATGATGACACGCAAGGATTATGTCGCAACCGCAGAAATTCTAAAGTATGCAAGCGATAAAATGCACCCCGCTTTATTTTCTAAAATCGTAAATGATTTTGCTCAAATGTTTGCGGTTGATAATGAACGATTTGATGTAAAACGATTTCACGAAGCGAGTGGGTATCATGTTCCTAACTTCACTTCAAGATAAAGTAAAACGAATTCAGGAATTGCGCCGCAGTAATGCGGCGCAACCTGTTCGTAATAAAAAGAAATACACACGCAAGATCAAACACAAAAATAAATATTCAGAGTAGCGCATAAATATGCAGCTGCCCTCTCTTTTGTGGGGGGTCCAGTGTGAATTACGTCACATTTTAAAAATACCCTGAAAATTCGGCGTGTCGATTTTGATCTGTCAGTCCATTCTGCTATACTTGCCACTTAACCAACGAAAGGCTAACTAATGGATAATTTTACTGTTGCTTGCTTGAACTATGAAATTTGTGGTGCTCAAGAAACTTTTGATAACGATGCAGAATATGAAATTTATGGCGATGACTATATTTGTGCTGAATGCTATGCATCTGAGGAAATGGAATTCTTTGAAACTATAGGCTGGTCTGATAGCGACGCTCTTGCTTCCGCTGGCCACGGTATGGATGAGGATTACTAATATGTCAGACGTCACCGCTATAATTACCCCTATGAAACTGAAACGCTCCAACGATAGAAAGGTGGCTAACCTTGTCACAAAAAATGGAAAGCAAGCCGCAATTGCGAACACGTTCGGTCTCCCTGCTGGAAAGGCTTACTCATGCCCTGGTGCCACTAGTATTTGTGAGAGCGTTTGCTACGCAGGAAAACTTGAAAAGCTATTCCCAGGAGTAAAAACTAATCTGCTCCACAATTGGGCCCTACTTAAGGACGCCGATAGCGAAACCATGGTCCGCCTATTAGAAGAGATGATTGTTGATTTTGTCACTGATTGTGATAAGAAGAATGCGCCAAAGTTATTCCGTATCCACTGGGACGGGGATTTCTTTAGCGATACTTATACATATGCGTGGAAGACTGTTATTGAAAACCATTCCGATATTCAGTTTTGGGTGTATACACGTGTAAAGTCTGCAGCGCTTATTATCAAGGATGTTGCTAATCTTTCACTGTACTATTCTACGGATGATGAAAATAAAGAAATAGCATTCGATTTAAAAAAGAATTCTAAGGTCCGCCTGGCCTACCTTGGAAAGACATTTGCTTCAACCGAAGACACAATGAAAGAGTTAACGGGCAAGCCTGGCGCTAAGTGTCCTGAGAATATGAAAAGCATTCCGCTAATCTCTAGCAATGGGTCCGCATGTGTATCTTGTGGTCTCTGTGTTTACGGTAAAGCCGATATTAGATTTTCTGCGAGTAAAAAATAATGATTGATATTATTGGATCTGTTATTGCAATTATATTAATTGCATTCTTGTGCTCACCAATTGTGTTGGCCGTGTACATGTGGAATGGGGCCAAAATAGATAACGATGGTGACGGGAAAGAAGATTTGCCTAATCGTTGGGATAAGTAACGGCGTGTCGAGTTGACAATTGTCAGCTCGGCCCCCAATATTGTGGGGGTTTTTCCACAGGCTTACGAGAGTTATCCACAGACCCTGAAAATTTGTGATTAATCTCACAAAAGCTGCGACACGCCGAGAATGGATTAGGTAATGTCAGTGCCCTATGCTAAAATACTCTTATCAACCAACGAAAGGTAATCTATGTCTAATCTAATGACAGTTCCACACACAGTAACTTTCGAGGCCAGTATTGACCTTGATAAAATACCTGCTAACTTACTACCTGCATTACTAAAACTTAATGAAACAGATTTACTTACTATGTGTAAGGAAGCAACACTACACGCACTTACTGAGTCTAATTTATTAAAAATTGCTAATGAAAATAACACTTGGGCTGAAGTAACAATTAAGGAAGGTAACTAACAATGGGAAATAACACTGCGCTAGATTTAGCAAGCGAGTTCGATTTAGAACAAGGTATCGCTTATCACTTACAGGGTAATCATTACCCGCCCGTTCCACTATCTATGGTGCAACCTTGCATCGAGGCTATTGACGCTTATTGGGATGAGGACTACAACAAATTGATCGAAATGCCTGAAGGCGTATTTTATCGTGGAGAAAAATTCGCACCTGCATCGGCTATCGTAGACCAACACCACCTCCACGCTTGGCTACAAGAAAGTGACTAAGGTCACACGCTAAGATTCTCAAATAGTGAGATAGGGCTAGACAAATGTCAGACCCCAATGTTATACTTACCACCTAACAAAGAAAAGAGGCAAAAATGACAATAGAAGGAAAACTCTATCAGGTTGGCGATTTATTCACCACCCTAAAGTCAAAAAAGACGGGCGTTATCAAAGAGATACACCCACAAGCATCTGGCTCGGTGCGTGTCCTACTAGAAATGCCAACGAGAGAAACTCGCTGGACTTCAGTATCGGCAAAGACCCTTCTAGGCGCATAACCTAGAACGAAACAGGGACAGTTTAGAGAGTGTTCTAGTCCAATGTCGTAAGTAAGAACTCTCCACCTTCGGGTGGAAATGTCAGACCCCCCTGCTATACTATCCATAACAACAACCAACGAAAGGTAATAAATAAATGAGCAGACAAATCACAGTAAAGGTCGCAACGACCAAAGTAATCAAGGCACTAGAGGCTCGTCTAGCAACGCTAGAAAACGATTACAACACACAGACCGCAAAGGAAGTAAAGTTCGGCAAAGCGCAAGAAGCGTGGCGCAAGGAAATTGGTAAGTGGGCTATTGCCAACTTCTCAAAGGCTGAGAACCTTCGCACAAACTATCGTGCTTGGAACAACACTCTCAATGTTGATTTTGACATCATCACAAAAGAGGGAACTTTCCCTGCTGAACCTGAAAAGGATTTTGAGGTTATCCATCAGCATCAGTATCGTGAGATGAAAGAGGACATCACAAATGCCCTAACAATTCTCAAGATGACAGATGAGGAAACAGTAAATGCTTCTACAATGAAGCAAATTGCTAAGTATCTCTAAATAGGTTTTGGGGGGTTAGCACACAAAGTCTAGACACCTGAACCCAAACGACCTGAGTAAGTCGCCAAACTGCTCTCCTTCGGGAAACTACTAACAAAGGCAAAACAAATGGCAAATCGCTATCGTGTCGAAATCTATGACGCAAACAAACTCAATGATGTAACAATTTATTCTGAGCAAGGTGTTGATAAGGAATACCTAACTGAATTAGTTTTTAGCAATCTAAATAAATTCAGCGGCAAAATAAATGCTTACGTTTTTGACAACGTAAAGAAAAAGAAGACAACCGCAATGTTCTTAGATGAATCTATTGTGAACTTCAATAAACAATTACTAAGCAAGGCTACAAGGATCGAATTCGGGAGTTAATCCCGAGCTCGGCCCCCAATGGTGAGGGGTTATCCACAGCGTTACGGCCACCTGTGGATAA